TTAATCTTGAAAAGAATAAGATTAATGAAGATTATAAGGCTCTTAAAAAGACCGCTGTGAAAGCAGCAAACAAGTTAGAAGAATTAAATACCTCTAACGCTAAACTATTATACCAAAATCGTGTTTTGGAATCCCACTCCTTGAATGAGCGACAAAAAACAAAACTTGTCGAAACGATTTCAAAGGCACAAAACATAACTGAAGCTAAAGTTATTTTTGAAACATCTGCAAACATTGGCCAAACTTCATCGAAGTCAAGCCCACAAAACTTGTCAGAAGTTTCAAGTAAGAACTCTCAGCTTATTTTGAAATCAAACAACGGCTCAAATTCTTCTAAACAAGATGAAAATACTTCATTGCGTATGAAGAGATTAGCCGGAATAATTTAAGGAGAAAATAATAATGTCTATTATTGAAAAACTAACTGAGGGCGTTGTTCGTCGCAACGTCCAAAAAGAAGGTGCAGCTGTTCTCGACAAATGGGAAAAAACTGGCCTTCTCGAAGGAATTGAAAATGACAATGCCAAAAATAGTATGGCATGTTTATTAGAAAATTAAGTTAAAGAACTTCTTTGTGAAGCTTCTTCAATGGCAGTAGGTGACGTTGAAGGTTTTGCAGCAGTTGCATTTCCAATCGTTCGTCGCGTATTTGGCGGTCTTATTGCTAACGAACTTGTTTCTGTTCAGCCAATGAGCCTTCCAAGTGGCCTAATCTTCTTCTTGGACTTTACGTTCCAATCTGGAAAATTAGGTGCTGAAACTGGCGCATCACTTTATGGTGGTGGAAAAGTTGGTAACCAAATCACTGGTGGTGTTAACCTTACTGGCAATAATGCTGAAACAAGCTTTTATGCACTTAACAATGGTTACGCTTCACCAACTGGTTCACTCGCGGCTGGTGCAACTTTAACTCTTGTTGCATATGGTACTGCTGGCGCAAACGCAGATTCTGTGCTTGAAAAACATTGCCAATACGATCCAGATGTTTCTGGTTCATCTGTTGCTATTGTTACCATCACTGGTAGTGCGGATCTGACTCAGTTTAATACTGCCGATCTCATTGCTCTAAAACTTGGTACAAATCAATTCTCAGGATCGCAACGTCGCCGACTAACGCAACTTGCTACAGGTTCTACACAACTTGCAAATCCAGGTATCTCTAGCTTTGAACTTACAATGGTTATTGAAGGTAATGCTGGTGTAGATCCAGAAACATTGAAGGGTCAAGTCGCAACCGGTTCATCTGCTGGAGGAAACACTAATTATACTCTTGAGTTCCCAATCACAGATAATTTTGTTGATGCAAATGCTCTTGGTGCTGTTGTAGGCGCACCATCTTGGGGTCTTGAAAATAGTGATAAGATTCCAGAAATCGATATCAAAGTTGATTCTGTGTCTGTTACCGCTATTACTAAGAAACTTAAAGCGAAATGGACACCAGAACTCCAACAAGACATCAATGCATACCACAACTTGGATGCAGAAGTTGAGTTGACAAGCATTCTTTCTGAACAAATCGCTCTTGAGATTGACCAAGAAATCCTTGAAGACCTTGTTAAAGGTGCTACCGCAGGAACTTTCTACTGGTCACGTAAGCCAGGTAAATTTGTAGATCGTACAGGTGGCGGAAGTATCAACCAAAGCTTGTTCCCAGACTTTACGGGCACAGTTTCTGAATGGTATGAGACTCTTCTCGAAACAGTCAATGACGTTTCAGCACAAATCCACCGTAAAACATTGCGCGGTGGAGCTAACTTTATCGTAGTTAGCCCAGAAGTTGCAAACGTTCTTGAGTTTACTGCTGGTTTCCGTGCTGATACAACCGCTGATGAAAATCGTGGAACAGCTGGAGCAGTAAGAGTCGGTCAAATCAACAAGAAATTGGATATTTATGTTGACCCATATTTCCCACGTAACGTTGTACTCGTTGGTCGCAAAGGTAACAGCTTCCTAGAAAGCGGTTATGTATATGCGCCTTACGTGCCACTACAAGTTACTCCAACCATTTTTGGACCAGAAGACTTCGTTCCTCGTAAGGGCGTAATGACTCGCTATGGTAAGAAGATGGTTAGACCAGACATGTA